TCAAGCTGGCCGGCGCCCTGGCTTTCATCGATGAAAGTCTCGAAGTCGAGATGGAACACCTGATGGCAGCCATCCTGCTCGCCGAGGAATCTGGCAATGCGTTCCAGACCATCCTCAACCGCGAGAAGGCCTACGTCAAACTGGCCAAGTACATCGCCAATGTCGGCACCGAGGTCACTCACGCCGACCTCCTGGAAGCGCTGCCGTTCTACAAGAGCGGCAATGCAGCCCGGACCGAGATGATGACCCTGGCTACTGCCTGGGGCTACAAGAAGCACATCATCATCAAGAAGAGCTTTGTCGACGGGATCGAGTTCTTCCAGGGTGAAACCCTCAAGGAAACCGATCTCAATGCGGTCCGGGTGTCTTACTCGGACCACTGGGCCTACAACTATGCTGGCGAGGAAGTGCCCTTTGACCAGCTCCATGTGCTGACCCAATCGCCGGGAATGCACTGGGCTAATCACCACTTCCGCAAGGAACACCGAGCGGAAGAGAATGTCATCGCCGGGTTCAACCTGGTGGTCATCGATGTCGATGGCGGCGTGTCCCTCCAGACAGCTCACGAGCTGCTGAAGGACTACAAGTTCATGACCTACACGACGAAGCGGCACAGCGACGAGCAGAACCGGTTCCGGTTGATCTTCCCGATCAACTACCACCTTGAACTCGACTCCGACGAGTACAAGGAATTCATGAATTCGTTCATGGAATGGCTGCCGTTCAATTCGGATGAAAGCGCCAACCAGCGAGCCAAGAAATGGGAAACCTTCGGGGGCGGCAGCTATCACTACAACCTTGATGGTGAAGTGATCGATGCTCTTCCGTTCATTCCCAAGACTTCCCGCAACGAGCAGTACGTCCAGCAATCGAAGCAGCTCCAGTCACTGGACAATCTCGAACGCTGGTTCGCTCAGCGGATCGCTCAAGGCAACCGCAACAACCAGATGATCAAGTACGCGCTTGCTCTGGTCGATGGTGGCATGAGCCTGATCGATGTGAAGAACCAGGTCCATGCCTTCAACAAGAAGCTCAACACGCCGCTTGGCGAGGACGAGATCGAAACCACCATCATGCAGACGGTAGCCAAGCGCTTCCACTCTGCTGCGGTCTGACCCTTGGGGGACTGGTAGCCGGTTTTTCTGGCTCCAGTCCCTCTAGCCAATGGGAAAACCCATGTCTGATATCGAACAAGTAAACGACCAGCTGGTTCTGATCGGCGGCGAGTCCGCTGCCGGTAAGTCAGCCAGCTTGAGGAACATCCGTAACCAGGAACGGTGGATGTACCTCAACACCGAGGCAGGCAAGCGCCTGCCATTCAAGAATGCTTTCCAGACTTTCCGGATCACCGATCCCTGGCAAGTCCATGAAGCATTCGACCATGCCATTGCCAACCGTGACCAGTTCGACGGTATTGTCATTGATACCCTGACCTTCCTCATGGACATGATGGAAACCCAGTATGTCCTGGGAGCAGCCAATACCCAGAAGGCCTGGGGCGATTTCGCCCAGTTCTTCAAGGTCCTGATGCAAGAGAAGGTCGCTGCCTTTGGCAAGCCGGTCCTGATCTTGGCTCACGTTCGCTCGGATCTCGACGAGAAGGCCATGGAAATGCGGACCCAGGTCCCCATCAAGGGCAGTCTCAAGAACAACGGCATCGAGGCTTACTTCTCAACGGTAGTCACCGCCAAGAAGGTCTCAATCAAGGACCTGGCCGACTACGGTTCGGAGATGCTGCACATCACCGAGGAAGACGAAGAGCTTGGCTACAAGCATGTCTTCCAGACCCGTCTGACCAAGACCACCGTTGGCGAGCGTATCCGCTCACCGATGGGCATGTTCTCGAAGAAGGAAACCTTCGTCGACAACGACGCCCAGATCCTCCTGGATCACCTCAAGGAATATTACGGAAGCTGAGAACACTTCAGCTTTTTCTGGGGCTTACAGACCCAGAGCCAAGAAAGAGAGCACCCACATGAATGCAATGTTTGGAACCCTGACCACTGAAGGTCTCGAAGAATCTACTGACCGCGTAGGCGGATATGGTCCCCGTGACTCCGGTATCTACACTGGCACGATCAAGGCAATGTATGCTGGCGAAAGCCCGGGCGGAGCCAAGAGCGTCACGGTACTGGTCGACCTGGAAGATGGCCGCGAATACCGCGAGACCATCTACATCACGGACCGCACCGGCAAGAACTGGTTCGCCAACAAGCAAGACCCTTCAAAGAAGGTCCCGCTGCCGGGCTTTACCACGATCGACGACATCTGCCTCGTCACCACCGGTGAGCCGCTGGCCAGCCAGAGCGTCGAAGACAAGATCCTCAACATCTATGATGTCGAGCAGAAGAAGGAAATGCCCAAGTCGGTTCCGGTCCTGACCGGTACGATCGGCAAGCAGGTCACTCTCGGCATTGTTCGCCAGATGGAGAACAAGAGCGAGAAGGACGGTTCGGGCAATTATGTCCCAGTTGCTGACACCCGCGAGATCAACTTCATCGACAAAGTGTTCCACACCCAGACGAAGATGACCGTGGTCGAAGCCCGTAACGGCGCCGAAGCGGCTGTCTTCCATGACACCTGGGCCGAGCGCAACAAGGGCCAGACCCGCGACAAGCGCACCATCAAGGACGGTGAAGCCGGCAAGTCCGGTCGTCCCGGTGCTACCCCGTCGGCCAGCTCCGCAGCACCTCGCAAGAGCCTGTTCGGAGCCTAACCGATGCGGATCCCTGTAGTAGGCTTTGACCCCAGTCTCAGGAACTGGGGCATCGCCTTTAGCCAACTCGACTTGGAAACAGGGTATCTGGATACCCCATCTCTGTCTTTGGTTCAGCCCAAGGACGAGATGGGGAAACAGGTCCGCAAGAATTCCAAGGACCTGTGCATTGCCGAGCAGCTGGCTACGGCTGCCCTGCAACATGCCCGCCTGGCCAAGGCCGTATTTGTCGAGACTCCGGTTGGCTCCCAGTCAGCCAGGGCCATGGCATCCTACGGTGTCTGTGTCGGCGTACTCGGAGCCATCCGGGCAGAGGGCATTCCCTTGATCGAAGTCAGTCCGACTGAGGTCAAAGTTGCGTTCACTGGCAACAAGAACGCGACCAAGGAGATGATGATCGCCGAGGCGGTCAAGCTCTATCCTGACGCCAAGTTTCCGGTTCATGCCGGAAAGATCAGCCAGAAAGCTGAACACCTGGCCGACGCCATTGCCGCCATTCACGCCGGAGTAGCTACTCCGATGTTCCAAAACCTCATGCGCCTCTACTCGAAGGTATAACACCCATGCAGATCATCATTGCCCAGGACGAAATCGAACTTGCCATCCGCCGCTACATTGCTGAACAGATCAATGTCCGTGACGGTATGGAAATCGATATCGACCTCAAGGCCACTCGCGGCGAAGCCGGGATGCAGGCCTTCATCGACATTCGCGCCTCCAACACCGCCAAGACTGAAGTGAAGGCCGAGACCAACCTGAACCTGGTCAAGACCATCAACACCGCCAAGGAAGAACCCAAGGCCGTTGAGGCCAAGGCTTCGAACGACAAGGCTGAGCCGGCTCCGGCTGAAGCTGAAGCAGAAGCCGCAGAGGACGCTCCGGCTGAAGGCAACCGCCAGTCGCTGTTTGGCGGCCTGAAGCGCCCCGTTAACGCCTGATGATCAGGATTCTCGGGGTCGTGGTTGGTGCGATCCTGTGTTTCTTCATCGTCAGTTCGATGATCGTCTTCACAGCACCCTACATTGCAGTCCTGGTTGTCCTCATCGTGGCTGTAAGAACTGTAGTTAAAATGCTTGAAGGCGAACGGTCTGAGCAGTAGCAAAATCTCGTGCAATCCTGCACGAATATGCGACCCGACTTAGACTTAAAGCCCCCCAGGAAACTGGGGGGCTTTCTTTTATCAGTTCACTAGATTGAGCCAGGGTAGTAGCATTGGCGAGCGGAACATCTGTCCAAGTCCGATCGAGTAGTCCAATTTGCCTTCCAGGCCCATGGCCACCACGTTGTCGACGACTGGCGAACCAACTGAGCCAAAGAAGTCTGGCACCGGAATAAAGCTGGCCAGCAGCGCATGAACCGGGTTGTTCCGCAGCATCGACATGGCGATCTTGGTCGAGCGGATCTTGAAGTGGTAGAACCACATCAACCCGTTGTTTTCCAGGGCACCACGGAACCGGCCAGGCAAGCGGTCATAGTTGACGAACTCTTCGCTGATCCGGCCCAGTGCTTCTGCCTGGCTCTTTCCGCCACGGGTAGTCAGGTCGTCATAGAGCACGGCCTTGGCAAGGAAGTCACCGTACTGCACAGCCCGCTGAAGGCCAGCAAACAGGGCAGTGTCCCGGCTGATGATCGCATAGCGACCAGCAGTGCGAACTTCCTGCGGCAACTTGTCGACCTGCTTTTCGATGTAAGCGTTGAGCTTACCTGAAGAGAGCAGAATCTCGTCGTGCGTAATGGCAACGTCGGAGATCGAGCTGAACTCACCTGCTTCGATCAGCGGCCAGATCGACAGACGACGGTGTCCGTCCTGGATCGACTGGATCTCGTTCTGGAGCTTGCGCCGCTTGAACGGATCGTCTTCTACCGCCGCAAGCTCTGCCTGGGCATCGAGCAAGCGCAGCCGGGACCGGGTATAGCTATCGACCTCGGCAGTTTTCTTTTTCATGCCGCGGACGATATCCAGCATTGGCACACCGCGAGACGAAAGTTGGATCACGTTGGCCGCCATGTTGCTGACTGGAACGATTACCGACTTGATCACGATGAACAGCTTGGCTTCGATCACCAGGTTCTGAAGCAGCTTCTCGGCATTGACCAGGTAGCGGTAGGCATCATTGCCGAATACCGCAGTAGCAACATTCTTGATCCCTTCCTGGACAGGCTTGGGCAGACGGGTATTGCCCGTCCAGCTATCACCGATCGAAGCTGAGCGGTAACCGACCACATCCTCGACCATGTCCTTGCGGACCATGAACCTGTCTCCGAACACACCGCGAATGTAGAACTTCATCTCGTCGGTCATCAGCTTCATGCTGTCTTGCAGCACCGGATCGAGTTTTGTGGTGTCGAATAGATCGACGTATTCCCGCTTCTTGTCCGGATTTTCGTTCAGATCTCGATCGTACATCGCCTTGAGATTGTCGACCAAGGTCTCGTTGACGTTCCCAGCCAAAGACTCTTCAACCTGGCGGCCCCGCCAGGCGCCAAGCATCTTGGCAAGGTGCGTGCTCTGCTCAAGCCGGGCCAACTGGACCGGATCAACGCTGCGTTCAAAAGCAACAACTTCACCGGCTGAGCTAAAGACCGGGAGCAGGGCCGAACCCTGTTCGGTCATCGGGAAATCAAGAATGTCCTTGATCACTACCGGGTCGGTAATTCTCCCGGCAGTCATGATCCCGGTGGTATAGCCCGTGTCGAGATCGACCCCGGCAGCCGTCGGGCGAATATTCTGGGCAATGCCCTGATTGTAACCAGCCCGAGCCGAGACCGGAGCATAGTAATAGCTGCGGCGGGCATAGTTGCCGCCACCGATCAGTTCGAGCGAGGAAGGCTGATACGGCGCCACTCGGATATAACCGCGTGACACCAGGTCAGCGTAGTTCCGATCGTCTTCAATCACCAGCGACGAAGAACCATCGGACTCCATCGGGGCATAGCCCTTGTAGTGATTGTACTTGGCACCATTGGCATCAGCCTTCAGCACTTCCTGTTTGCGGTTGTACTCAAGCTGGGCAAGCGAGAAGCCCATGCCTTTGCTCTCGGTCTGAGCCAGAGCAACCAGAGTATCCTTGGTGTTCTGGTCCAGCTCGTTCACGGCATAGAGCGAGATCAGCTGATTGAGCGCCGAGATCATTTCTTTGCTGGCAGCAGGACGATTGCGGACCTTCTCACCAAGCAGATCAGCCACAGCCACAGCATTACGCAGCTGGTTCTGGGCAGCTTCACGGGTCACCATGAAGTGGGCCAGTTCCTTGGACTTCTTCTGGAGCAGGTTCCAGTGCTTGGGATCCATCTGCCGGATATCGTTCTCCAGCGAGCGAATCTTGTCAGCCCGCAGCGAACTGTCTGCCAGCAGCTCGATTACCTGCGTTTGGCTCATCCGGCCAAAGGTCTTGAGCGCTGCCAGATCGGTCATGGCCATGCCCTTGAACATTGCCGTCCACTCGTGATCCTTGATCTTGCGGGTGAACTGATTGGCAATCGTGTCAGGCAGGTGTTCGCGGAATTGCTGACGGACAGCCTGGACCGTCGAGCGAACCAGCTTAATCATGTCATAGACTTCCTGATTGCTCAGGGTTCGTCCGACAAAGTCACTGACCAGACGCTTGAATGCCAGCGGTAGATCAGACTTGTTGACCAGCGACATGGCTCCGGAAGCCACAGCTTCGCCGCCTTCTTCTGTAACCATCTGGGCTGCGATCTTGACCACTTGAGCAGCAGCTTTGGCAGCCTTGCTGTTGGTTGTATCGATTACGCTTTGAGCCTTGTCAGCCGCAGCACGGGACAGGGCGCCCATGCCATCGACCACCCATTGGTTCAGCTGATCAATCTTGCGTCCCGTCGGGGCAGCAACCTGATCAATGATCCCTTGGCGCTTCTGCGTCACGGCAACCATGGCAGCGTTGAGCGAATCCAGCGCATCCTTGATGTTGGCAGCCTTGGCATTCTGACCAGACATCTTGAGCGAGAGGCTTTCCATTGCCTCGTTGCCGAGGTTCTGAAGCACGCCGTCCAGATCCTTGGCTTTGCGCCGGCTGTTTTTCGGAACTTCCATTTTGGCCAGGACATCCCGGAACCGGGCATTGGTCGTAGCCAGAGCCAGGAACGAAGACATCAGCGTCGAACGGTTCTTGGTGTCCTTGAGCGTGAGGAACTTGCCCATCACCGCGTCATAGCGTTCCTGGGCCGCAGCTTCTTCAGCCGGATCAAGCGATTCAGGATCGGCCATGAAGTCTGACGGAGTCAGGGTCTTCTCGACATGGGCGTAGAGTTCCTGAACGCGGGACATGACATTGCCGTCGAGCTTGATGCTGGTGGCCATTACCTGCATCATCATTTCGAAGGTGGTCTGTTCCTGGGCAGTCATCGGGAAACCGTGAGCCTGGAACATCAGCGCCATGTTGCCACCAACCGTGATCGCATCCTGGACTTCGTTGTCAGCACGCGTCTTGGCGTGAACATCGCCGCTATCCAGGAAAACCGCAATCTTGTCGTTGAGCATCTGGTTCAGAGCAACCAGACGATCGTCCTGACCATAGGCAGCATTCTGGTAGCTGACCGTGTCACCCAGCTGAGCAGACAGGCTGGGCTGACCCTGCATCAGGATTGCGGTGTTGAAGCGCAGCTGGCTGAACATATCGTTGCCAGGCAGAGCTACCTGCTTGCGGCCAAACACCAGCTTCTTGATGAAAGCCACAGCCTTCTGAGCCAGAAGTGCAATGCCCTTGGCTTGGTTGGCCTTGCCCTGCTTGATCAGGGCTTCGTTGCTCAGCGACCAGGCCATGAACTCGTTAAGCGCCTTGGCTCGTGCCAGGACTGGACTGATCGTGGCATCGTTCAATGCAGCCTGGATTGCCCGGCGTGCAGCCATGTTGGCTTCGGCCAGACCTTCTTCGATGCTGAACGTCTTGCTGATGTCCATGAACTGGTTCATCAGCGCCTCGATCCGCTGCACCGCTTCGACCTGTTCGGCGTTCTTGAGATCGCCATTCAGAGCGCCGACAACCTTTTCAAAGGTGGCAGCGTGGATCAGTTCGTGGACCAGCGTTTCAAGCGACGGCTCGTAGAGGTAGATCGTCTTGTCCGAGTAGCGCACCACGCCCTTATCGCCGCTGTTGTACGGCACATGGCTCTTGCCATGATTGCGGGCATAGGCCTGGGTCTGGGCAGGGCTGCCCACTACTACCGTGTAGCCCTTGCTGGCGAGAGAGCGCAGCACATCGGACAGCACTTTCTGCTGGCTCGTCGGGAACGCCTTCAAGATCCGGTTGAGGTTCTTGACCGCCGTGAACGACAGGACGCGGGCACCGCTCTTGGCATCGACCCGGCCTACCTGTTGGAAAGCCTTTTCGATTGGCTCAACCGTTTTAGCCGGAGCTTCATCGCCAAACAGGTAACGGGTGTTAGTTTCCGCTTCCTTGGTTTGGTTCAGCTCCTCGCGAAGCATTTCATTCAGAACTTCGACACGCTGCTCGTAGCTCAAGCCAGAAAGGTCAATTCCACCTTCATTGACATAAGGCGCCCCAATTCCAGCCAGCTGATCGACCGAGAACTTTACCTTGGCTAGTACACGGTGCCGGGCATCAATCTCGTTTGCCACCTGGTCTAGCTGAGCAGGCAGTGTTCCCAGATACCACATGATCTGTGAAACGGGCGTATCTCGCCAATTTTCGTTCCCCTTGAAGAACGCGCCTGCAAGGGCGAGACGCTGTTCTTCACCCATCTCGCTCGACATGTTGGGGAAGCTGGCTTTGAAAGACTCAGCCACTGCTTTCATCGGGTTCGACTGCCAAGCAGCCCAAGCAGCCTCGTTGGCTTTAACGCCGTCTTCATCGACAGTCGTTAGCTTGAGATGAACACCGTCAAAGATCTTGATCGTGCCTTGCGGAGCGTCCTCCATAGTGGAGAGGATCTGCATGGCATGTGCGTCTCCCGTACCAATGACCAGGTAAGGAATACCAGCTACCCCGGCATCGCTAGGACCATTTACTTCGGCTTCAGTCCGCATTTTCCCGTCAAGAGACATGGAAAGAGCAGGATTCTTTTGGAAGCCCTCGTCTGTTCCAGAAGTCGCTCGCATGAGTGACTTGCTATCGATGGATGCACTACCTCGACCTACAACCAAGAAGTTCTGGCTTCCCGTCGAGATAAGTGGATATTTGGCGACAAGGTTGCGCAGGATCTCTTCGATTTCCCGCTCATACAGGAAATCACCAACCTTCCAGTTGGGATCCTTACGTTTGCTCTCGTAAAGCTTGGCGACTTCCCGCTGGAAATCATACTGCATGAAAATCGACTGAGCTTGCGTTGCCTCACGCAACAAGTCAGCGTTGCTTCGTGTGTTGCCACCAAGCGTGAAGCTGATTGCGTGATCGAGCGGCTCAACGAAAACCTGGAGGAGGTTATCACGCAGCGCTTGGAAATCGATCGAGTCATAGGTTTTATACTGGAAGCCCTGACCTCGGCGGGCCGGCTTACCCTTTGGACGTTCAATTGCTTTGAGCCAAGGACCATAACGACCTTTCCGAATGATCTTGAACTCAAGCAGCTGGTTCAACGCTCCGTTGAATTTATTCCAGTTTTGTTGGGCCAGCTCAGGGCTGCCGTTGCTTATTTCCCCAAACATGGCCAGAGCATCCGACAACTGCGGATTGCGTGCCTTGGCCTCAGCCGCATCAGAGAAGCGCTCATATATCGTGTCGAGCAACAGATCGGCCAGATTACCTGCAATACCTCTTTTGCTGGAACCATAGATGGTAATGGTCAGCGGGTTCTTGGCGATCCCGCGATCTAAAACCAGTTCGGCTTTACCGTTTGATTTGCGCTCCAGGCGAACGTCGTCAATCAGCAGCGTGAGTAGCGTCATCACTGCGTCGAGCTGCGTTGCGTCTGCCTTGCTGTCGGGATTTTTCAAGTTGTACTTCAACAGATCCCGCAGCTTATCGGCGACAGTCTGGTAGAGATCTTTTTGATCTTCACCGTATTGGTCAGCGAGCGTTTGACCATTGCCGGTCAAGAATCCGGTTTTAGCCATGTTGCGAAGCCAATTCTCAGTGAACTCACCTGAAGTGAGATTCATCATCGCATTGGCGGGGCCATTGGTCTTACCGTCGGCTTCGACGTAGAGGGAAGTTTTAAATGCCTTACGCTGCTCTGCCGTAGCATTCTGCCAGCGCGCATATTCCATAATGGCATGGATTGCCACGTTGCTGGGCGTGCCTTTGAACTCACCCTTAATCGTGTCGATCCATTCCGAACGGAATTCAGTGACTTGTTGCCCTTCGCTCAACGCCAACCAGTTACCCATGATCTCGACAGACTTGGGATAGGTTTGCTCAAGCTTTGTCAGTACACGATCAACAATGTCGTCGCGCTTTTTAATCTGATCGATCTTGATCCCGAGGGCTTGAGCCAAAGCCAGACCAAAGTTGGCGAAATGCGGGGTTTTCTGATTTGACAGATCCAAGGTAGCCCAGGTCGGCAGAATAGCTTCGCGGGTTACCTTGCTGGCTTGAGGGTTATAACGCCCCTGCATCTGGCTACGACCAACACTGCTTTTCTGGTATTCGAAGTAAATCGGAACGTCTTCGACCTTGGTTCCATCAGCTTCCGCTTCCGCTTCCGCTTC